TATCCCACATACCGTTCTCTTTTAGATATTCTATTTCACTAGGCTCTAGAGTTGGAACTGGAATCTTTTTTCTGCGTATTTTTTTAGTCACTAAATTCTCCCTTTATTTTGGCTGGCTTTGATTGCCCTCATTTGTTTTAATGCTCCCTCTCTTGTAGGATAACATTTGCCGGACTTGCCCCACTTCCAGCCCTTTTTCTTACCGCTCTTTAGATTGCATCTTTGTATTGGCATATTATGTCCAAATATTCTCGCGCATTTCTCGCCTCTTCTTCATACCATATTTACGATCCAATTCCGTGTCGAATAATGATTGGTCATATCTTTCTTTCGCCTTATCCCAGTCTATTGCAAACTCCCCTATTAAACCCGGAAGACCAGCCCAAACAGATGCAGCCTTACCCTTTTTAGCGATATCAGATAACGATGGGTCGCTTAAATATCCCTTAGATGCTTGATATTGGAATGGCATCCCTATACCAGGAATAAAGGAAAGCATCTTTCTACCAACATTTTTAACACCCTTCAAATTCATAATAGATGATGCTACATCACCTAGATAAGATAAACCCCTTACATTGGGTTTGGGCTTCCCCCCACTCCTGCTTATTACTTTGGGGTCATTAAAATCAAAGACCATATAATTTTGATCATTAAACTTACCGTATAAATAATCTAGCCCCGGCTCATGCACCCTTCCATGTGGAGAACTCCTACCTTTAAACGCATCCCCCTTTAATCCGACAGTCTGTGATGGAAAATGCCCACCTCTTACACTACCATGTATATCTTCATTTTTTATTTTTCTTGGTAATATATGATGAAGTTGCTTCATCTTATTTGCTTGAACTTCGTACGGTACAATCTTACCCTTATCGTGGTATTTTTTTATTATCTTTAAATTGTCTTCGTATATTTCCCCAACTTCGTCATACCAGTTCTGCTTCTCCCACTCCGGTAACAAATCCCAATATAATTGTGATTGCGCTGTTCCGGTTAATTTTTTTCCATCAGCGCCTAATCTAAATTTATCTGGGTTATCTTTAAGCCACGCTTCATAACCATCCCTAACAAGCCTCTTAACAAAAGTATCTTTAGTCTCATTTAATCTTACTTGCTGACTTTCTAGGGTCGCCATTTGACCTCTTAACCCACGCTCCCTCCTTTCCTTTTTTCCAACAGCCGCTCTTCTAGACTCCCTTCCTTCATAAAGCCTTATTAGCTCTTTTTGTTTGTCGCTTAATAACTCTGGATTAGTTTGCTGAATAGCTCTTGCTTCCCTCGTCAACTCATTCTTCATTTTTGTAGAGTAAGTTGAGGTTACTGATTTTCTAGCTTCGTGGAGAGCTTTTAATAATCTAGGGGGCGCATTCATGCCGCCATTTTTCCTAACCGCATCAAGCGCAGAATTATATCTATTGCGAGTTTTAGAAGTTACCCAACTGCTATTTAACTTCTTTTCCCACAATTTATGAGTTTCTGGGTTTACATTTTCTGAATATCCAACTTTTTCTGGATCAAATCCGGGCTTATTTCTAGCCGCAGGGTTATCTCTTGATGAGGTATAGGCGCTTATCAACTCAGGCCTATTCTCTATTTTCTTGAAATATTCTAGAGTTTTATTTTCTTTTACTATCTTAGGGTGGCCTATCTCAACAAGATAATTAAACCTCTTTTCTATATCAGGATCAGATAATCTTCTCTTTAAGTGAGGCCTATATGGGCGTTTTCTCTCAGACACATCAGTTCACCAGATCAGGTATTTCCGATATGGAGCTAGACCCTGTTAAGGCCTCCAGTTCTCTTTTTAACTCATCAGTAGATGCAGTCTCCACATGGGAAATCTCTGTCTTGACCTTCTCGGTCGGTTTGAGGCCAGCCCTGTCCAGTATATCCTTTACCGCTCCAAGTCGCACAGACTCGCTCTCAGCGCCCTCAGAGAGGGTTTTAAGCTGGGTTAAGGCACCGGGTACGCAATCCATTATCATCTTCTTGGTGCGCTCTTCAATCTGAGTCTCAAACTGATTCTTTAGCTCATGGCCCCGTTGTTTGGGATGAGAGTAACCAGCGGTGGACGCAGCTTTAGCGGCATTACCGTGAAGGCAATACTGTTCAATAAATGTTTCTTGTTTGGCTGTTCGCATATCTTTTCTTACGCTCTTCTCTTCCAGTTGCTATAGATGCTGGCTCTATAAGTTGTTCCCCGAAAAATTGTGGTAAATCAGGTTTAGTCTTAACTACTTCCTCAACTAACTTTCCAGCAGCAGACATTGGGTCTTCTTTACCCAATCCCTGTGTTGGCCCTTTCTTAGCCGGGGCTTCAATACCGGCCATCTTGTATTGCTTGTCTGTCAGCCTGTGTTCCCCGTAGAACATTGTCCAGAATCTATTCCTGAAACCCATTTCCAGAGCCTTCCTGACCCAGCCATGGCCTAGATCAAGTTCATCAGCCGACAATACTCTAGCTACGCCCGTCTTAGCATTAACAAGTATACTACCCGGTAGCGTACCTAAAAGAGCATGAGTGGTTCTCTTAGAGGTATTAAAGATAAAGTACGGATCACCATCTATCATTAATTCATTCACTTTAGGCATTTTAGAATCATAGTTAGCGGTATAAGTTTTTATACTCTTATCGCGCTTATATTGGCCACCACCTTCAGTATAGGCAAGCCAATCAATTCCTGATCCCCTCTGCTTCTTCTTCATGGGCAATGGAACCTTCTTACCATCCCTATAAAGAACATACCCATTCTGCCTCATCTGGGCAGCCTTCTTCACCCTGTGAACCTTATTAATATAATCAGAAGTTAAGGATGCTTCTGGAAGACCATTATACAACGGGTCTGTTGATTTTTTCCAGCTTCCCGCCTTAGTTAGTGGCGTATCAAAATTAAATCTATAGTCACCAAGTATATGTGCCCATGTATCACCGAACACCTGTAATCCCGATCCCTTTGTGGTCAATACATCAATATGGCGTGGTGTTGCAGATAAAATCTGACCGGGATTGGCACCGGCAGTATATATATTGGTATCTTTACTGCTCATCTTTCCGCCCTTCCCAAGACTGTATTCTAAGAGCGGGGCAAGGAACTTATCCGGTACATTTATACCGAACATCTCCCTTGCCATCTGAGGTGTCATCATTCCAGTAGCCTCTATCAGGGCTGGGTGGAATGCTTTTATGGCATCCATATATTTTGGCGGAACAGCCTCACCACGCTTCATTCTAAACCCTATATCCTTCTCCAGTTCCGATATAAGGACATTCTGGTGATGTTTCCTAGTCTTATCCTTAGTAGCTGTTAAAGCTTTATTATAATGATAAAGAAGTGATCTAACAACCGTTGGAGAAAATCCAGTTTCCCTAGCTATAGTCTGGTAATAAGGGTTGCTGAGAGACAACATACTACCGGCAGCTTCCATAGCACCTTGTAGCAAAGCTACGAATTTACCACCCGGCTTAGGAGAATAAAAGCTAAAGTCTTTCTGACCGCTGATCACCTTCAGAAACTCGCTTAAAAGTGTCCCATGTCTTACCCGGACATCTATGCCGATATGATCTGGGATTTCGCCCATCATGCTTTTAAATGCATTCGGGTTAAATTTGTCAGCCTTCGGGAACATCCCTTTATAGGTTGTACCCAATAATCTGGATAGCGGTATAATATTGGGAGAGGTATACACGCCAGCGCCTACTCCATGGCCCAGCTTCTCACCCGTCCATTCCGCACCAGCCCGTAATGCTTTTTCGAACTGCTCTGGAATGAATGTTACAGTTTCCTGTCCAGCCCTTCTAGCTTCCGTTTGAGGGAAATCAGGAGATGCCTCAAGCATCGCCTCTTCCATATTACGCATTAATGACGGGGCATAAAGCGAATACCACTTCTCCCTTTCCTCTCCCGGCTCAGGCCAGATAAGACCCATATAGCCAGCAGGAACGGCTTTAGCAAGCCCTTTGGCCATACCCACGGCTGTTTCACCCATTCCACTAAAGAAGTCAGTATAGTCATCAGCCCATGAACCGAAAGGACTCACCTCTCTTTCCCGGTCTAATACAGAAACATACTTATCTTCTAGTATTTCTTCTCTACGAGCCTCACGCTTCTTCTCTGCATCAATAATAAGACGAGCGTCATCCTCAGACTTACGTCTTTTCTTTAGTCTCCGTATCTCGTCAAAGTATTCTTCTTCATTCATTTTAGGAACATATTTCGTTTAGCAATAAGCAATTTGCAAGTAACGCAGAACCCATAGATATTCCAAAGATTAGGATTATCATCAATAGGGCAAACCATCCATCACTCATTTTAGCCAATCTGGAAACTAGAGCCGCATCCGCACGAACTGGACCCGGTGGGGGGCGTAAAATGGAATGTAGGTCTAAAAGGATCATCTATCCAGTCCATTACCGCATCATTCAACAGTTCCAAAGAGGTGGGGTCTGAGAATATTGTTTCTGTTATCATGGTGGCATCTTGAGGTATATCTGTGGTGGGCGATAGCTTTATTTGATAGCCTGAACATCCGCCACCTTCGAGATGTATCCCTAAAAAGCCTTCGCCATTTAGGGTTGAATCTACCTTTGTCTGCGCTGACTCTGTTATTGTCATTAGTGTCCCGCACCTCCGCAACCTCCACACATTCCTGTACCACCCTGTCCCTTAAATACATCTGTGAATACAAAGGTTGGACTCATACCAGAAGTGTCATAGTCTATTGTTGCCCCATCCATAAACTGATATGCAATGGGGTCGATAAGAAGATAGGGTGCTATTTCCATATCACGATCTAACTTCTGGTCAGCAAAGGTCAGGTTATGTGCCATGCCAGAACAGCCAGTTCCCTGAACAAATGGTCTAACCGCCACCATACTGCTTTCTATGCACATGGACTCGATCTTATTTCTCGCTGATTCTGTTACCGTTATCGTCAACCGGCACCGAATAACCCTGCTGGCATTCCACCACCGACCATAGGCGGACCCTGTGGGATTCCGGGGGGTAGGTCAGGTCCGGGTCCAGCACCCATGCCGGGCATTGGGGGAACAGCCTGCTGGCCACCACCTTCTAGCGCAGCCATAATCTCTTCGGGCGGGATACCAGCTTGCATAAGCTGTTGCATAATTGCATCGCCTTCAGCCCTTAGTTCAGAGAGCCTTGCGATCATTTGTCTTGGGTCCATTAGGATAACTCCTCGTTTAGTTTATGTATTGAATCAGATACTTTGGATGTAAATATAAATGGTAACAGCCCATGTACCACAGCAATCAACGACAAACGACATAATCTGTATGCCAGCGTCAGTGCACACCATAAGTGCATACTCCAACTCATGTTAATATCCTTGAGGTGACTCATCCGCTTAACCACCTTGTGAATAGCGATCCGCCTATTCCTGATAAGCCTACAGTAGCAAGGACAACGCCTATGCCTATACCTCTTGTGCGTTCCAGTTGCTGATCCAGTTTATCAAGGCGATTGTTCTGTTCCCTCACCATACACTCAAGGCTATCTACCTTCTGGATTAGCTTGCCGATTTCTACATCACTGACCTCGCTCATGTGTCTTCACCGGGAAAAGACTGGTATATATCTACCTCTGGTGGAGCCATACCTTCTGGCCTGACGTAACGCTGTACCCTGATACCACTAAATACCAAGCATGCTATTTCATTTGGTACATCAATATGGATAACCGCCATTGAGTTTGTGTCCGGGTTCTCCACTATCATAATGTAACTATCCATTGATTCTTCGAAAGTTATGGATACGTGGACAGCATAATCCCTTGTTAATGCCTCAAGCAAAGACTCTAGTGTAGGTGTACAGACAGAAGGAAAGGTTTTCATTACCCTCTGGGCATCTTTAGGTGGTCCGGCAAATGCTGTCATAGTAAGAGCAATAAATAGGATTAAAGTTTTCATCTTTTCCTTCTCAAGAATGGGTCTTCTTCTTCTTGGTTTAATACAGCTTGAATGAGATCGTATATCTCTTTTACTTTACGTTGCTCACCTTTTGCAGCAGCCCACTTCAACATACTCTGTAACTTTCTCAAGTCTTTCATTATAGTTAATGCTCTGAAGGTTCTCTGCTGTTCTACATTAATATCGTAAGCGCGACCACCTGTAAAGAACCTAACCATTCTTGCAGCAGCACCTATATCTACTGGCCCACTCTCTCTACTAGCAGCTATCCCACCGAAACCGGGAGAAACAGTCTGCATTCCAGTAGTGGGGTCCACGACCTGCTCACCAAATATTCCGCCGGGGTTTACCCTGTTTATTTCAGCAATAGGAACCAGTACTTGAACAAGATGCCATGCCCACGGGGGTAAAGCCACACCCATAAAGTCTTTCTTCTCTCCTTTGTACTCTCTGATAGCTCTCTTTCTGAAGAAGTCATAATTAGTCAATTGCTCTAAAGATTGCTTTAGTATTGGAGATGCTAAATCACCTAACAATTCAGCAGGTTTATGTAGCCTCTCCAAGTCAGCGAGAGGAATAGTATTCAATAGAGTAAACAGTCCACGTACACCTTGAGTTTCCTGACCAAAGAATATAGGAACCCTGTTACCCCAGAAGGGGGCAATGTCTCTGAACTCAGGGCGACCACCAGCAAACTCGAACTGTTCTCTGGCTAGATGTAATTTCTCTGCTCGTTGTGGATTGAGTACAAGATGTTTTATTTGGGCTGGGATATTCTTACGAGTCCAAGTATAGAAAGGCATCAACCTCTTCATACTGTTTCGTTCAAACACAGAGATGTCGCCATAATCAAATAAGGCTTCCTTCACATCTCTTGCTGCTATCTGATAGCCAGCTTCTTTAGGGTCTATGCCCCACTTAGCTAACGCACCCTTGTCAGATAGTTTTATCTTTGTACCATCGGGGGCTTCCCAAGTATGTCGGCTTGGGTTTGATCTGATACTCTTTAACTTGGCAAGATACACACCCCATCTGGCGTTGGCTTCTAGCGCCTCACCAGCAGTAAACCCAAGAGCAACCATGGGATTATCCTGACCAAACATTCTACCAGTTCTTTCTAAACCACCCTTACCAACTTTTGCAAGTATCCTTTCTTCTTCTGTACGTCTTATGTCGTCTGTGTACTGACCACCTACAACACCATTACGTTGTCCTGACTGAGCAATGGACTCCATACTCTCACCACGTATGCCATTGAATCCAGTAGTGGTAGTAAGTTCTCCTTTTGAACCGGCTCGTTGAAGTTTAAAGGCATTAATAAAATGTATGGG